GCTTTACTCGCTCCAGTTCCTGCGCCCGCAGGCCCGCCAGCGGCTCGTTTACGCCATCGCGGAGGCCATCGAACCGGGCGGCGGCTTCTTTGTCGTGGAGAAGGTGCTCGGCAGTTATCCGACAACGCAGGACATCATCCAGCAGCTCTATTGGGATATGAAAATCCGCAACGGCCTGACGCCCGCGCAGGTGCTGAACAAGGCGCACGCGCTGCGCGGCTGCATGTATCCGAAGACGATCGCCGAGAACGAAGCCGAGTTCCGCGCCGCCGGATTCTCGCAGGTGGAACTGGTTTTCAAGGACCTGCAATTCTGCGGCTGGCTGCTGATTCGGTAAGCCGAGCCACTTGACATGGACTGGCCTTCGTGAGCCAGAACCAAACTGAATATTTCCGTCAGTATCGTGAGAAGAACAGGGACCGTCTCAAGGCCCAGCAGCGTGAATATTACCTGGCGAACAAGGAACAAATTAATGCGCGAAACAAGGCTTACTATCACGAAAACAAAGAAGCAGTAAAACAAGCACAACGGAAATATGTGGAAAGAACGCGCCGTAAGACCTCCGAATATCAAAAATCGTGGCGTGAGCAAAACGTTTTATACATCAAGCAGTATCACAAACGCTACTATCTGGAAAATCGAGAGGAGATAATCGAGAAGTCGATCAGGTATCAACAGTCGTGTCCCAAGGCCAAGGCTGCAAAGGCCCTGAGACGACGCCTATACTCGGTTATTCGTACAAAAGGTCTGTATTCAGGAACCAAGGATCTTCTGGGGTGTTCTTTCGAGGATTTTCGCGACTACATTGAGGCTCAGTTCAAGGGCTGCATGAGTTGGGACAACTATGGTCGAGCATGGCACTTGGATCACATTATTCCATGTGCGGCCTTCGATCTGAGTAATCCTGATCAGGTCAGGCAGTGTTTTCATTTCACGAATATCCGGCCTCTATGGCGAATGACAAATCTGCGGAAGAACAAACACATCACGGATAACCAACTGCGCTTACTTTTGTGAATGATCCTACTCCAGAAATGCTCAAGAAGGTTCTGGATGTCGATTTCTCGAATCTTGTAAAGAAGGTAGCGACAGGCAAACCCCTGACGGCTGTTGAGCGCGCCCGTATCGAGGCCCGCGCCGCCGGTAGCAGCGACTCGACGGCCTACGCCGATAATCAGGTGGAACTGGCCGCGCTCCTCGGCATTACGCGGCGGACGCTCACCACCTGGCGCAAGATGAGCGGTGCGCCGAAGCCCCTTGCAAACGGCCAGTACGACGTTGCTGCATGGCGCGAGTTCGTGCGCTCCAAGGGCCTCAAAGGCGGTGGCGAGCCGGTGGGCAATCAGGAGGCGCTCAAGGCGCGCAAGCTCCTTGCCGAGATCGAGGAAAAGGAGCTGCGCCTCGCCATCCGTCGCGGGGATTACCTGAGTAAGGAAGAGGTCCGCCGCTCGATCCTTGAGGGGCTCGGGCGCATGTTTTCGATCCTGCACAAGAGGCTGGAGGACGAGCTGCCGCCGATATCCTGCGGCAAAGACGCAATCGGCATCCGCGAGGACAACGCCAGGGCGCTCGATGAGGCGCGCAAGGAAGCCTTCGAATACTTCACCGAACTGACACATGAATAAGGACATCGCCAGCATGTTTGCCGAGGCCGTCCGGCCTGCTGACCGCCGCGCCCCCTGGGCTTGGGCGGAGGACAACATCGCCTCGATTCCGTATTCGCCGATGCCGGGCCGCTTCCGCAGCGAGCATTCCCCGTGGGTGCGCGAGCCGCTCGAAGCCATCGTGGACACGAAGGTGCGCGTTGTGAGCATCATCGCGGCGGTGCAGGCGGGCAAGACCACCGTCTCTGAGCTGGCGCTGTGCTACATTGTGCCGAACCTGCCCGGCCCTACGCTTTGGCTGAGCGCGACCGATGACGACGCCAAAGACCAGTCGGAGTCCCGGCTTCAGAAGCTCTTTGACGAGTGCGAACCCGTCCGAAAACTCTTCCCGAAGGATCGCCACAAGAAGCGTAATCACACGATCCACTTTGCCAACGGCATGCCCCTGTGGATCCTCGGAGCCTTCAACAAGACGAACCTCCAGCGCCGTTCCATCCGCTGGGTTTTTGCTGATGAAACATGGCAATACCCCGCTGGCCACATGGCCGAGGCGGAGGCCCGCGTCACGGCGTTCGGCTGGCTCGGCAAGTGCGTTTTCATGAGTCAGGGCGGCGAGGAAAACGATGATACGCACCGCAAGTTTGAGACGACGGACATGCGCGAATGGACCTTCGCGTGCCCGGAGTGCGGCAAGCGCCAGCCCTTCGACTGGGACAACATCGAGTGGAGTAAGGACGCCCGCGATACAAACGGCAACTGGGACTTTGCCGCCGTGCGCGAAACGGCGTCGCTACGCTGCACCGCGTGCAATCACTACTTCCCCGACACGGACGCCATGCGCCGCATCCTCAACACGAGCGGGCAGTTCGTGCGCACGAATCCGAATGCCGCGCCGGAAAACGTCGGCTTCCACTGGAACGCCCTTTGCGCGATGTCGTGGGGCAGGCTCGCGGAACTCTACCTGCGGGCGAAGGCCGCGATGCGACAGGGCGATACCTCGCTCCTCCAGCAGTTTTACCAGAAGCGGCTCGCGCTCCCGTGGCGCGAATACGTCGAGGACTACAAGATGGAGATCGCGACCTGCGGCTACCGCAAGGGCGAGATTTGGGCAGGCGAGGGCGGGATCAATCGCCTTGGCCGCGTCATTGCTCCGCCTTTTGAGGCTCCGCCGATACCGCTGCGCATCCTCACGGTGGACTGCCAGATGGACCACTTCTACGCGCTCGTGCGGAGCTGGGCGGCGGACGGTTCCTCGCGCCTCATTTGGAACGAGCGACTCCTGACTTTCGACGACGTGGAGGCGCTTCAATCACGGTTTAACATCCATCCGAACCTCGGCTTCGTGGACGCGGGCCACGCGACCTACGACGTGTATCGGCAGTGCGCCCGGATGGGGTGGGTGGCGCTTCTTGGCGACCGCCGCGCGACCTACCCACACCACACGAAGGGGCAGGGGACGGTCCAGCGCTTCTACTCGCCCCGCCGCAAGGTGGTGCTGACGAGCGACCGGCATTGCTACGTGCATTATTGGTCGAACCTCAACATCAAGGACACGCTCGCCCGCCTGCGCCGCAACCAGAATCCGGCGAACGGCCCGACGTGGGAGGTGCCCGACGACATCGACGAGGATTACCTCTCGCAGATGGAGAGCGAGCAGCGCGTGAAGGAGCATGACAACTGGATATGGAAGCAGATCGGCAAGCGTCCGAACCATTACTGGGACTGCGAGGCCATGCAGGCCGCCGCCGCAACGATGCTCAAGATCGTGGGCAGGGAGAGCGTGGAACGGGAATCCAGCGAAGCGAACACACCGGCTTGATCTATGATCTGGAAGCCGTAGCCTCATCGTATGCGCTTTGAGCTGAAATTGCAGCGAATGGGAGACTCCGCCGGGTTGCTACTGCCGGAGGAGGTTCTGACACGCATGAAGCTTCGTTCCGGTGACACTGTCACTCTGCGAGATGCAGGAGATGGGTCGTTTTTCATGGCCCCGGCAGACGACGCCTTGAGCCACCAAGCTGCCGAATCCGTGATACGTCGGTTCCCGAATACGCTGCGTGAGCTTTCGTAAATGTCCGGGCGTTGACAGCCCCGCGCCAGCATGGCGACGATTGACTACTCGGTGGGCTTCAGTGTGGCGGAAATCGAAGAGATCCTCGCGGTCCACAAGCAGGAGCTGAAGAAGACGCTGACGGCCTACGCGAACGACGGTTCCAGCTACACGAAGCGCCACATCGACGAGATTCACACCGTCATCAAAGCCTGTCAGGACGCCCTCGTGAAGCTCGCGCCGGAGACATATCAGAGGCAGGTCAGAACGGCGGGCGTCTCCCGCGTTGACAGCCGCTTCCGGCTGTGAAGCTCCTGCACCACATCTCGCGCCTCTTCGGGTATTCCGGCTACGAGTCAGCGAACGCCTCGCCGAGACGCGGTCAGGTGCCTGGCGCTGCCCCGACGGACACGAAGAAGGAGCTGACGAGCCACACGCGGCGGGAGCTGGTGCGCCGTTCGCGCTACCTGAACAAGAACTCCGGGTTCTCGCGTGAGATGGTGGCGGACATGGCGATTTACTCGACCGGCGACGGCATCCGCCCCCAGCCGCAGAGTGAGGACGCCGACTGGAACAAGGCCGCCGAAGCTTACTTTGCCCGCTGGTCGGCGCGGGCCGAGATCACACGCCGCTTCAGCTTCGAGGAGTGCCAGCACCTTGTTTGCCGGGGCCTCGATGTGGACGGCGAATACTTCTGCCTCAAGGTGCGCGACGGCCTCGGGCTGCCGCGCCTGCAACTGGTCGAATCGCACCGTATCGGCGACACGTTCGGCTCGGCGGAAACGGTGGACGGCATCAAGCTCGACGCGTTCGGTGCGCCGCTCGCGTATCGCCTGATCTTGGACGACAACGCGACTCGCGACGTGCCAGCGAACGCCGTGATGCACATCTTCGAGCCGGAGTCGGCAAGCGGCGTGCGGCAGCCGCCGACACTTCAGCATTCGATCAACCACATCTTGGACGAGATGGAGATGCTCGCGCTCGAAAAGCACGCCGTGAAGGACAACGCCGACATTGCCCGCATCCTGAAGCGCGAAAGCGGTTCGCTCGACGAATCGGGCGATTTCAGCGTGGAGACAGGCGAACAGGTGGGCGCGGCGAGTGACGCGGCTCTGCTCCAGCGGATTGTCGGCGGCAAGCTCGTGGCGCTCAAGCCCGGCGAATCTCTCGATAGCTTCCAGTCGAACCGCCCGAGCCCGGTCTTCACGGGCTTCCTCGAACACCTCAAGCGCGACTCCGCCGCCGGGATGTTGCCGTATGAGTTCGTGCTCGACGCCTCGAACATCGGCGGCGCGGGCGTGCGGCTCATCGTGGCGAAGGCCGACCGGCGCTTCAGTTATCGCCAGATGATCCTGATCCAGCGCCTCCTGCAACCGACGTGGGGCTACGTCATCGGCGACGCAATCGACCGAGGCGAACTGGCCCCCGTGAAGGGCTGGAACAAGGTCGGCTGGGTCTGCCCGAGACGGGTGACGGTCGACGCCGGGCGAGAGGCTGAGTCCCACCGCAAAGATGTGGAGATGGGGTTGCTCTCGTTCTCGGACCATTTTTCGGAGCTAGGCATGAACTTCTCCGAAGAGATCGAGCGACGTGCGCAGGACGCGAAGGCGATTCTGGAGACTGCGGCGAAGTATGGAGTTCCTGTGGAAATGCTCTACCGGCCAAGCGGCACGCAGAGCGTGGCGACGCCCAACGCGCCCGTTGACAAGCCCGCCTCAGCGTGAGCTTTGCTGATGCCATCCTTCGCCACGAACCCTTGCTTGTTGAACCGCGACTTCTGGCCGCGTTTGTGGAACGTTGTTCGGGGTTTACGGACGCACTGAAGGAACTCTTTGGCGAGCCGCCGCAGGCGCGTGTGGAAAACGGCGTCGGAATCCTGCCCATTTGCGGCCCGATCGGGTCGAACCTTTCGCCTATCGAGAAGATGTTGGGGGGCTGCGACGTGGCCGACCTCTCAACCTCGCTCGATGCCTTTGCTGCCGATCCCTCGGTGCGGGTGCTGCTCCTCGACGTGGACTCGCCCGGCGGCACCGTGACCGGCGTCCCGGAACTGGCCGCGCAGATTGCGGCCTTCCCGAAGCCGAGCGTAGCCTTCACATCGGGCGAGGCGTGTTCCGCCGCCTACTGGCTCGCAGCACAAGCCGACGACTTCCTTGCGACGCCGAGCGCGTCTGTCGGCAGCGTGGGCGTGTATCTCGCCTTGCTCGACAGTTCCGCCGCGCTGGCCCGCTCCGGGCTCTTTGTCGACGTCATCAAGGCCGGGACCTACAAGGCGGCGGGCTTCCCCGGCACGAGCCTTTCGGACGAGCAGCGGGCGCTCCTGCAAGAGCGCGTGGACACGGTTCACGGGATGTTCATGGCCTCCGTCACGGGCAAACGCAGCCGCGTTGGTGCGGAGTCCATGCAGGGGCAGTCGTTTTACGGAACGCAGGCGGCGGAGCGCGGGCTCATAACCGGCATCGTGCAAAGTCGCGCCGCGATGCTCGCCCGGTTGACAACTCTACATGGGGCAAAGCCATGACACTCGAAGAAAAACTGAGCGCCGCCGAGGCGAAGCTGGCCGAGGCCGAAAGCACTTTGACAAATGAACGCGCCGCAGCGGAGACCATCCGCCAGCAGCTCGCCGCAGCCGAAACCGCGAAGGCGGAGGAATCCGCCATCAATGCCGAACTGGGGAGCCAGCTCAAGGCCGCGCGCAAGGAGTCGGCTGACCTTGCTGCACGCGTGGCCGAGCTTACTTCCGCGTCCAAGACCGCCGAAGCGAAGGCTGCCGAAATCTGCGCCTCTGTCGGCGTCACGCCCCTCACCGTCACGGCCCAGGGCGATGCCGTTGCCGCCACCTCGACGGACCTCGCCCAAGAGCTTTGCAAGCAGGAGACGCCCGCCGCGCAAACCGCCTTCTGGCGCAAGAACAAGGCGCGCATATTGCGGACTTCGGATTGCGGAATGCGGATTGACCAGAATCGCAAGTAGCAGCCCCGCAGACACATCCGCAATCCACGTCCGTCTCATTCACACCCCAATTCCGAAATCCGCAATCGCCATTCCGCAATATGAACACGCTTACCAACCTTCAGGACATCCGCATTTCGCAGGCTTTTCTCGAAGCCTTTCGCGCCGCGCTCCAGCCGCTGCGTGCCTTCTCGACCGACTTTTCCGCCGAGTTCCTTGAACGCGGCAAGACGGTCAATGTGCCGGTCGTAGGCAACGCCCTGCCAACGAGTTCCGACTTCGAAGGCAGCTACAGCAAGAACGCCGACCGCACCGTGAACACGCTCGCCGTGACCTGCGACCGCCACAAGGTGCGCTCCTTCCACCTGACCGACAAGGAGTCCGCCGAGTCCAGCTTCATCAAGCTGGAGCGGCTTGCCGGTTCCGAGGCCAAGCAGCTCGCGCAGGACGTTTTGCAGGACATTTTCTCCGTCGTCACAGCGGCGAATTATGGCGAGGCGGCGATCCCCGCCGTGGCCGCGACGGACTTCGATTCGACGCACGTCCTCGGCATTCGCGGCGCGTGCGCGCGGGCCAAGATGCCGACTACCGAGCGTTCGCTGATCCTCGACGACGCCTATTACACGGCGCTCCTCGGCGATGAGCGCGTGAGCCACAGCTACCTTGCGCAGATGAGCCAGCCCTCCCTCATGGAGGCCCGCGTCCCGCGCATCTACGGCTTCGATATTTTCGACACGATCGTGTTGCCGGAGAACGGCGAGCACCTCGTGGGCTTCGCGGCTCACCCGGCGGGCCTCGCGGTTGCGATGCGTTACCTAGCGCCGCTGCGGCCTGAATCCTACCTGGAATCCGGCCCGGTGAGCGACCCCGAGACGGGCATCACCTTCGGCTACCGCCGCTTCTACGACAACGACAGCGGCAAGGAAATCGTAGCCTTTGAATGTCTCTATGGTTTCAAACCAGCGATTCAGGCGGGGATCAAGCGTCTCGTGGCACCGGGGCAGGCAGCGTAACTTCCTGACTACATTATGTTGTTAGGATTGCTTGTATTCGCGCAGTTTGGTCGGTCTGTCGTAGCGAAGTATCATTCTCCAGCTGCCATTTTCGTTTTGCCAGAGTTCAACGAAATCTTCGCGGTAGGTTTTGAATCTGTCTTCGCATTCAAACTTGTTTTTGAATGTGCGTTCACCAACCCTATAGATGTAATTTCCGACACGTCTTGCAAACATGGTAGTTGATTTTTCTAGCACATAGCCGGAGTCGTGCGATCCATGAAGACTTGCGCGTGCAAGTTCGCGTAAGTCTTCGCTGGATTCAATTTCACTATGCGTGACTGTAATAGGTTTCTCGCTAAATAAGGAAAGAGCTTCTTCGATTTTTTCATTCTCAGTGAGTCCAGATATCTGCATGGATGATCGGAATACATTCTCTAGATCAGATGTCCCTGTGTGTTTTCCTTTGGCCCAGCCAACGTAGAGATCAAAGCCGAATCTATCCCCCTCGTTGAGGTTGTATATATGGCCTATTTTCGCATCGGTGATTCCATAGCACTTTAAGAACTCGCTATAGTCGTAAAACCACGAGTTCGTTTCTGAAAATGAGTGTATGAGCATCATTCCTCCATCAAATCCGAAGCGCTCACGTTCCATGATTACTGATGCCAGTCGATGAAGTAATTGATAGCGAATTTTTGTCCGGTCAAACTTACCAATCTTAATTATATCGGATAGACGATTCAGACGATCTTGTTTGTTGTCGGAGCCGTCAAGCCATTCTGAAACGAGCTTGTCAAAAGGTTCTTCAGCTTTGCCTTCGACAGCTATGACAAAGTGCCGCTTTTCGGTTCGAGCGATTACGAATATGTCGTTTTGTGAATCGCCGCCTTTGGCAGGCATTGAGACTTTGTGTTCAGGGAAACCAGCAAGCATACGCATTTGCGGTAGGTCATCTCTGGCACTCTGAAATAGTGTTGATATTTCAGAAGGAAAGCCGTTGGCTCCCGACCACGAATATGCAAGAGACATGGCCGAATATCCATGTTTCCATTGTGTGTCTGGGTTCTTTAGCAATAGAGCCCAATCTTCTGGTGAATCAGTAGGTATGAAAAAGTTGTTCATATGTGTGATGGAATTTCGTATTCACAGCCTGTTCGTGAGGCGTTTTGCTTCAAATAGTAAATTGGATGTATTTTGAGTGTTGTAACTCAGGTTGCGGTAGGTTCGGATAGTTGACAAGGTGAATTTGGCATGTGCGTGGAACAGGATACACATGAAGGCTTTGCCGAACTGCTCGATGCGGCAGGTGTGGTGCTGAACTTTGGCGGCACTCCGCTCAAGGCACTGCTCCGGACGACACCGCCAGAATCAAACCGCTATGACCTGTCCGTGGGCGACGACAACTCGGTGCAGGTGCGCGTCCTTGCGTCGGCATTCTCCAGCGGCGTGCCCGTTGCCGGATGCTCGTTCACGGGCGAAGGCGGAACGACCTACCGCATCCGGCGCATCGCCCGCTCACCGAGCCGCGTCCTCATCACCTTTGACTGCGAACTCTGCCATCCATGACCAACGAAGAACGCCTTGCCCAGATTGAACACCGCCTCACCACCATCGAAGTCACCCTCTGGGGGCAGCATGGCGAGAACGGGCTGCGCTCGGACATCCGCGAAATGAAGCGGAAGATGGACATGATCCTGCGCTGGGTGTGGGTGACGTCCGCGCTGCCGCCGCTGACCGTCGGGCTGATCGCGATCCTCAAGTTTCTCGGGAAGCTGTAGATGGAAACCGCCGTCGATACCCGCGAGTTGCGGGCCTTCAACAAGGTGCTTGCGCAGTATCTACGCTGGAACAAGCGCGAGCAGGGTCCGCTCATCGAGGCGCGGGCGGCGCGGCTGCGCTTTGCGATCTACCGTGGTTTCCGCGCCATCGCGCCCACGGCGGAGCGCATCGAACAGGAAGCCGCCGCGCTCGGATTTCGGATCAAGCGGGGCCGCAACCGCGACGGCACGCGGCGCACGGTGGGGCAGGAGCTGGCCGCGCGGCGCAAGTCGATCCGTTTTCTCTCGGTCTCATGGCTCTACCGCGCCTGGAAGCGGAGCCGCGAGGGCCAGAACACGCAGGCCGCCGCAGTGTCCCGCGCGAAGGAACGCATCGGGCAGGCCATCGTCCGCACGGCCAAGGGGCAGAGTCATCCCTCGGTGCTCTTGGAGAGCTTTCTCGAAGGCGTGCAGGTGCAGAACAATCAGCGTGGCATCGTGGAAGACGCTCTGCGCGGCGAAGTGGCCGACATGAAGGCGTATGTGCGGCGGAAGCAGTTGGAGAAGCTCCGAGCATTGACACGCGGATGAGCGCATGAAGCTCTCCGCCGTCCTGCCGTCCGTTGCCCGCCTCATTGCTGACGAACCACTTCTCTCCGCGATCCCGTTCATCGCGGCGGCGGATTCGGAGCACAACACGAAGCTCCAGAAGGCGATCAACGAGACGGGCCTCTGCATCGTGGCGACCGTGGCCGCCGGGCGGCTCAGGGACGCCAAGACGCCATTGGTTCACATCGAGAGCACCGTCACTCTCTCGGTCGTCGAGAACCTCGCCCGCAACCAGTCGGGCGTCACGGCGCTGGCGCTCGTCGAGCGGCTCCTTGAGACGCTTCACCGGGCCCAGGAGACAGGCGCCCGCGCGTGGCTGCGGGTTGACAACGACGCATTCGAGACCGGCCCCATCGACGGCGGCCTCGTCGTCTACTTCGTCAACCTCACCGCAACCAGCATCAACGGATGAACACGCGCCCCATTGTCGTCGGCAGTCACGCATTTCTTTACCCGGAGGGCAACGCCTTCACCTCGCCCGCAGCGGGCGTTTGTGGCCGTGCTGCGAAGCCCGGCGCCGCCGACACGGGCTGGATCGACCCCGGCATTGTGGACAGCCTGAAGGTGGCGAAGTCGTCCGACAAGCGGGAGATTTTTGCGCCGACGCCGGTCGAGCGCCGCATCTACGACGTGATCGAGGTGATCAGCGACCTCAAGTTGACGCTGGCGCTCAAGGAAGCCGGTCCGCTGATGTTCGAGCACCTTTTCGGCACGCTGCCACTCGATGCGGCGAGCGG